TCTGGCGTGGTCGGCCTTTCGCTCCGGGGATGGTCGTGGCCAGACCTTGCTCCTTGAGTATCTGGTAGACCCTCCCGGTGGTCACCCCGACGGTTTGGGCTATCTGGGCGGCGTGGGCGTTGGGTTGCTCGGCCCGTATCGCCAGAACCTTGTCGCGGGTTATCATCTAGTTTTCCTGCATTTCGGCCAGGACGCCGACCAATTCCAGCGGGTCGATGCCGAGACTCTCGGCCATGTCGTGGTGGTTCTGGCAGATCGTCCAGTTGTCGCAGGCGCAATCCACGTTGAGCCATTCGCCGGATTCTAGGATTAAGTCTCTGATGTGGTTCCCGATGATGGCGGTCCCGTCGCCGTGGTCGTCGTATTGAATGTTCTCCATCTCGTTTCCTCCTCCTTGTTTGGCCGGGCTTGCCACCGGCCTGCGGGTTACGGCCCCCGGAGGGGCTGGCTCACCTTATCCGAGGTAGAGTCCGGGCCGGTCCTCGATCAGGTGGCGCTCGTACCACTGCCCCGCTTCCTCCCGTTCTTCCTCGGTCATCCGGTCGGCCATCCGGTCCATCTCTTCCCGTCCGCGGAGGACTTGGTCTCGGCAGATTCGCATCTGGTTGGTGCGGTCTTTGGAACTCATGGTCCGGTTGGTCTGCGCGGCATCCTCGGCCTTCTCGAATTTCTCTACTATCGCCAGCTTGTCCATCCATTGCTCGACTATGATACTCATCTCGTTTCCTCCTCTCTTGCTTGACTAAGTATATTATAAACGACGCCGCTATAAACTGTCAAGCGTTTTGTATACCAATCCGCAAAACTCGTGGATATTGGATGACGCCAAATAGCAACGACCCCGGAGGGTGGTGGGTCCCTGCCGGGGCCGCTGCGAAGGAGGTGAGATGTGGAAGAATGCTTAGTTAGGAATTCGCGTGGTCTTCCAGGTGCCGAACGAGGCTGGCGCGGAGGTCGCGGACATCGGTCTTGACCTCCCCGATGTCCTCCCGGAGGGCGTCCAGCTTGGCGACGACGACCTGATAACGGTCGGCTCTCCCATTCCCGTGCCGGCGGCTGATTAGCGCCCATGCCACGACGACGACCAGGACTCCGATGGGCCCGACTATCTCGGCCAATCCTGCCAGATTCTCCATTAGCGCACCGATTCCTCGTAACGCCAGGACATGATTTCCCCGTTCCGGTCAACGGTGGGGCGAATAGTGTCAAGTTTTAGAGTCTGGCTCTCAACTATGTACAGACCAGGATACTGCTCATCTACCTGGGAAAGGACGGGCTGCCAATATGCGATGTCATGGGGGCTAGCCCGGTTCACAAACTGAGTCAAATCCTTTTCCCAATCTGGGTCGGCAACCTGAGGGTTTCGGGCGATTTCTTCCTTCTGGATGGTTCCCATTTCTGCATTGGTAACCACATCCTCAATACCCCCCTGCGTAATCAGAGCCTCATACTGGATTAGAGACTGAACTTGCTCCGGTGTGCTGGCCGCAATAATAACTCCCGGCGAGGCCTTCTCTACATCAACTCCAGCGGCGGTAGCCAATTCTCGCAGCCCAGTGTCGACCCGCCGGGTAATGGCCAGAGCCCGGATGCGTTCGTTGACCGTCGCCGCCACAGAATCAATTGCGACCTTGGTGCCGTTGCACTTACACCCCAACCCATCAAGAATCTCATGCAGTCCAGCCTTGATAACATTCTTCTGTCGGGGAGTTACGGACGCCCAATCCGCTGGCAGTGCTGGGTGTATATCCGTTAGAGGCCCAAGTTGCTCAGACATTGAACACGACTCCAGTCCCCATAATTCGGTCGGTAGTCCCCGCCTTCTCGATGTATTGACTATTAGTTATCATAATTCCCATACTCGTCGCCTGGCCATGCCATGTTGAAGTGTTCACCGTATCTCCAGTCGTATCCTTACCTCCACCAATAATAATCTGTGTCCCCGCCGAGTCCTTGAGGTTTACGGCATCCGTTACTGATTGTTTAGCAATGGATGAAATTTTCTCCTCTACGCCTGAAGACGGCTGATGAGACTCGTTGGCCGCTCCGAGTTCAAAAACTACTGCATCGCCAATCGCCATTGTTCCTCCTAAGTACTAAAAATCTGGATTCTTGCGAAATCTTGGGCAGTTAATGCAACCCCACCACCAGCCGCCGACGCCCACTTCATCCCGGTAGTTTCCCCTGAGTCTACGGTCAACACATGGTCGTTGGTTCCGCCGACCGCTAGGACACTAGGATTGCCAGAACCGTCACCAGCTAATAACCCACCCTTGGTGGACATATCTACTGACGCGATGGCCGAGGTTCCGTTGCCAATCAAAGCCCCGTTGGCGGTTAAGGTCGTCGATCCGGTCCCTCCATTCCCCACCGGCAGAGTCCCACTGACTCCGGTGGCCAACGCTACCTCGTTCCATGCCGGGTTGTTATTGGTTCCGGTGTTCGCGAGGTATTGGGTCGAGGTCGTACTTTTGGCTAATCTGGCCGGCGTATTGGATCCAGAAGCAAATAGCACATCGCCTTGACTACTCATAACCGCCGGCGCGGTGACGTTTAGATTGTCACGGAGATGGGTATTCAAATCTGCGGCCAAAACGACGTAACCAGAGGCCCACGTTTTCGGTGTTGTCCAGGCCATGTTAGGCTCCTATACCGTGATCGGTGTTTTCTTGTTTTAGCATTGCCACGGTCTCCCCAGGTTCCCAGTTCCGGTTGACCGCCTCCGCTGGGTTGCGCCCGTTCCAGGGCCGCTTAAGCAACTCGGTCTCGATGGCCTTGCGGTTCCTGGGGACGGTCACCTTCAGCCATTTCCCGTCATTGGCGGCGTTCCCACATTCGACGCACATAAAGACCAACTCGGAGAGGGAGATGACCAGGGCGCTATTACATCCGGCGCAATCGACCAGCCACCGGCCATGGTTTATCCGGGCCGCGACCTTCCCGGACACGTTGTCCGCGGTCGGCTCCGGTAGTGGGCCGAATCCCATCCCCATATACATGCGCCGGACCATTACTAGATATGGCTCCGGCTGGAGGTCGTTGTGCTGGATGATGTAGTCCTCCATCAGTACGCCAGCCTGGTCGAGGTTCCGAGGGCCGAGGTATTCAAGACCCAGAAGTCGGAGAATTGGACGGCGTCCGACAGTAGATAAGTGACTTTGTGGAATCGGTTGGCGCTTATCTGATGGCTGACCGCCTCGATGAAGAAGTCCCGGTTGATGGATAGGTCGGCGGTATTATCAGCGATCACGGTCACCCGCTCGGATATGTCGCGGTCGAGCATCTCGTTGATCGCGTTGGTGTCCCGGTTGGCGAAATAGGTCATCCGGAGGACGGCGGTCGGGTCTTTGTAGACCGAGAGGTTAAAGTCCGCCCAGTCCAGCGCCTCGTCGGTGTCCGGGATGAACTTGGTCCGGCTCGGCCAGGTGCGCTTCCCGAAAGCGGTCTTGCTGGTGGCGTCCTCCTGTTTGATCGAGGCCGGGTCGTCCGCCGTGATGGCCGTCCCCCTGGCCTGGAGTTTGGTAATGTATGCCGTGGCCGAGGTGTTATTGGTCAGGGTGATGTCCATCGTTTCGGAGGACTTACTGACCGAAATGCCGATGGATGCCGTCACGTTGGTCCCGGAGCCGTCCGCCGCCGTATTCCCCAGCATATCGGTGGTTGCCGCCGTGGTCGTCCAGACGGCGACTCCCCTGGCGTTGTTGGCCGATGCCGAGGTCGGGTATCTGGCTATCCATGTCCGGGCCACGCCGGGAGATATGGACGGGGAGCTGGCGCCGGTCTCCGAAAGCGTCCAAAGTACCGCCACGCTGGCGGTCGTGTAGGTCTGGACATCGGTCTCAAATATGTTGAATATGTGCGGTAATGGGTCGTCTTGGATCAGGTTGGAATATACCCTCGCGGCGCCGGATGCGTCCGAGTAGGTCGCCTGGCTGGTGAGCCCCACGCCGGCCAATCTATGATGCCTGTTATCAAAGACGATTTTGCCGTCCTTGCCTTCCCTGACGAACCCTCCCTCGGTGGACTCCACCTCCTGGAGGGCCGGAACCGCGTATGACTGGCTTTTCCAATAACGGCTTATCGTGGTCTTGCCGGTATCCAGGGTCCGGTAACTGCTACCACTCCCCCAGCCGGCGGCGTCCAGGATGTCGTCTACGACCTGGTCGGTGCGTTGGGAAGTCACCATCGCCACCTCGATCTGGTCGAGGTTGATCTGGCCCAGCGGCCCGGTGGCTTCAAGGATGGCCGTCGCGTCCCCGCCGAGGAAAACTTGAGGCGTGATACGGAGGAGGTATCCCTGCCAGATGGCCTGGTCGCTTTGGGTGGTTGATGTCCCCAGGAGCCGGACGGGACGGCCTGGGAGGATGTTGCCATATATCGGGCTGCTAGAATTAAATGGGTTATAGTCCCCGCTCCGGTTGTCCAGCGTGGCCCGGAGTTGACCGGCCTTGCTCTTGCCGGTCAACTGGCTGGCCCGGTCCCGACCGAATGAACAAGTGATGCCACGGACCCGACTCATGGCAATATCTTCTCCGGTGTCGCCCCAGTCGCCGTCGTTGTTCCAATCTACCTGGAGCTTATACGTTGCGACGACCATCTAAGCCCTCGCCAATACGCCGGAGAATCCGCCGCCCAGGACGGCGTCCCGGATGACCGAGGTCACCTTTTGTTCAAAGTCGTCCATGCCGTTGATGTCCCCGTTAATGACTAGGTTGACCGTCATGCCGGCGCCGCCACCACTGGCTCCGGTAATCCGCGGGAGAATAGTGCCGGAAGTACGCGGAACGAATAACTCCGGACGGCGCTCCCCGACGATAACAGGCTGGCCGGCGGCTACTGGACCGCCATGCTCCCGGCCAAATATTCCGCGTATCACGCCACCAACTCCGCCGAGAGTCGTCGCTGACCGTATCGCGCCACCAACTCTACTGGCTGCGCCTATCACTCGGTTAATCGTGGGCATAATGGCATCGATGGCACTCTTTATGCCGGACACCATCCCATCCCATATACCCAGGACGGTCGATTTGACAGTCCGGAAGGTCGAGATCAGGGCATCGGTCACGGTTTTGAAAGTGGCCTTGATGCCGTTCCATATTGTGTCCCAATTATCTTTCAAAAATAGGATGGCTTTGACTAAAGGCCCAGCCGGGAGGAGCCATCCTAATTTGGAATGGTAGATGTCGGTGATTTTGGTAAATACGTTAACCACTATGGTCCGTATCCAGTTGAAGACCTTGGTAAAAGTAGCCTTGAGGATATCTAGGACATCCTGAATCTTTTTGAAGATTTTGATCGCCTTCTCTTTGACGGTGTCCCAGTTCTGCCAAAGTAGGACACCAATCGCTATCATCGCCGTAACTGCGAGTAAAGCCAGACCTGCTGGTCCCATAGCCAATTTGACCGCAGTGCTGAATCCTTTAACAGCCGTACCAGCTATCGTCATCGAGGTCGTCATAATAGGGCCAAACCCCGCGATTACTGGTCCCGCCGCCATGAATATCGGAGCCAGTGCCGACGCCTTTTCTATCACTGCGCTATTGGCAAATACCAGGTCTCCCATCGAGGACTTGAGTTTGTCCATGACTGTTTTGGTGCTGGCTAAAGCCTCAGCATCTTCCGCCATGGCGCCGTCCAACTTGCCCAAGGACTCCCGGTATTTCTCGGTCTCTGCTTCAGTCAAGCCCAACTGCTCCAAGAGAGGGCCGAGACCGCCCTTGGATAATTCCTCCATGACATCGCGTTGCGCTTTAATCCCCTCGTTATTGATGGCCACTTCCTCGTTGTATTCTGCTTGAGAAATCTTGCCATCAGCCAGGGCTTCCGCTAACTTGACGTTAGCTTCCTCGGATTTCGATATCTGCTTGGATGCCGCATCCATCCCACTTTCGACGTCAGCGACAGCCTCGCGGAACTCAGTCATCGCTGCTCTTCCCTTGATCCCCTTGCCTTCCAGTGCAGCCATTGCCACAGCGGCATCATCGACCGAGATGCCCATAGTCCCCAGGTCCGACGACATGCGCTCAACAAATTGCAAAAACTCGCCAACATCCCCGGACGTTTCGCGTGAAATCAGACCGAATGCCCCGAGAAGCCTCCCCTCCTCCCCGGCAGCGACTCCCACCGACTTCAAGGCTGCAGCGCTATTAGCTAGTTGCTTTGAACTTAATCCCGTAGCATCCCCAACCGTATCCCAGAACTTCGCGTATTTTTTGAGGGCTTCCGCAGATGCCAGTCCTTGCTTGGAACCTTGCTCCATCAATGCTAACGCTTCATCCAATGGGAAGGTGGCGTTAGAGAGTTCGGTCGCCATATCCCGAATCGCATCTTCGCTGAAGCCGGTTTGATTAGAGAGCTTCCGGGTCGCCTCGGTCAGAGGTGCTTGCTTCTGGGCAAGTCCCTCGATGCCGGCGCCCATCGCAGTGATGCCGAGGCCGATGGCCTTCCGGTTTTTGACAATGGAATCCTTCATGCTCTCGAAGCCGGACTTGACCTTCTTGAGTCCGGCCTCGGCGTTCGTCGGGTCGGCTGTGATCGTTATTTCAACTTGGTTTGCCATCGTCCTCTGGTTGTCCCTCCTGGACTATTGCCACCATCCGGAGGATCGTCGCATCCTCCTCCATGAGTTGGGATGGTAGGCACGAGTACCGCTGACAGAGACCGTCAATAATCTCGGCCTCCTCCAATTCCCACGGCTTGACTACTCGGTTGCCATCGCGGTCGATGCCGCCGCCAACGTGTCTATATTTCCGGATGGCTCGGATAAAGGGCTGGGTACGCCGGCAACCTCCTCGACCCAATGTTGGACGACCAGGTTCGTCAACTCCAGCGGGATCGCCAGCATCCCGTCGCCATCAGCCGGGATGAGCTTCCCATCAGCATCCTCAAGGTTCCAGTCCATCAAGACAGTCTCCCCGAATAACCGGGCCATGCCCTCCTGGTCCTCGCCTTGGGCGGACTCCCGGAGGGCGATGAACTGGGCGAAGGTAACGCTCAACCGGACCCGTATCTCGGCCCCGTCGTAGTCAGTACCCTGAAAGTTTATTAGTGCCGTCCTCTCCGGGATGCGAAAGCCCTTCCGGGCCGTCGCCCCGTTAGTCGCTACCACTTAGCCCCACGTCGGGACGGCGCCTCCGGACAACGCGCCGGGTGCTGACCAGGTCAATTCACCGGAGGACGACCGGCTCAAGGCGTAGTCCGAGAAGAACGCCTCGCACGCTAGGGTCTGGCCGCTGATTGCCATCGTCACCGTTCGCGCCACCGAGGTCGATGGGACCGTCTTGAATACATCATGTGACATATTACTGGCATCGTTGAAGACCCCGTTGAAAGTGACCGAGAAGTCCGCCAGGAGCAACAACCGCTCCCTGGCCGACTTGTCGAGGCCGGTTATATCCTGCTCCTCTCTTGGCGTGGCGAAGTCCAAGTTTGTTATATCGTTGCTGATTGTCCTGGCCGACCCGCCGGAGTCGTCCACAATCACCGAGAAACCCAGTCCTGATTCCTTTGCCATGTTACCCTCCTAATTCCTAGCCCTGATCTGATATAAGTCGTCGTTCATGCTGTCTAGCCACTCCAGCGGAGCCATCACCAGGTTGTCGCGCCAGAGGATCGGGTCGCGCTCGACCGGAGTCCTATGACCGCCGGCCCGACCTTTGAAACATTCTTGCCCTGGTTCGAACATGAACCGGATGAGCTGGCCCTCGGATTCCTCCCGAAAGCCCATTCCCGACCGCCGGATATATCCGGCATTGATCGTATCGTTGGCCGGCAAGACGGTCTGCCATCCCCTCACGTATTGTGGGCAGCCCACCTCCCGGCACGATGCCTCTCGCCAATGGGTATCCCTTGGTCTTGCGGCCTTCCAGTGGGTCGTCATTTATAGTTCCCATATTGACGGCGCTCGATAAGCCCGGACTCGCCGAGTTCATAAAGCACATCCGCGAACCCCTCATGGTCCGACATTATCTGCCGCATCTCGTTCTCGACCACCGCTTGCCTGGTCACTATGTCGGCCACCCTATCAGCCATCTCGGTATCTAACTCCCGGTCTCGGATGCTCTCGATCGCTGGGCCGTATTCCTCCATGACCCACATGACCTTTGTCATGGATTCCTCGGCTTGGATGGCAAGGTCTTGGACCCGCTCCACCAGGTCGGTGTCGTCATACTGGGACTCCTGCAATGCCTGGATGCTCTCCAGGGCCGAGTCTATATTCCCCCGGAGGGTCACGACCCATCCGATGAGCCCGATGACGATGATTGCCACCGGGATCAGACTGAGACCCAGTTGGAGAGGCTTCACGTCACTCGCTCCCAGACGGCGCCGGCATCCGAGGTATAAATCAGGATTTCCCGGTGTTCGCAACGAGAGCAAACCCGGCCCGACCATCCATCAAGGCGCCAATCGTGGACTCTTATCCAACAAAGCAATCTCATCTTCTTACCCCTTGCTCTGTATCTTATGGATGATGGCTCCCATCATCAGCCAGGAGAAACAAATCCCTATGGCGAATGCTCCCCACCAGGGGAGCGGCGCGAACCGTCCGATGGACAACAGACCGATATCCTCGGCGAAATGTACCCCGACCGCCAGGCCAGTCGCTCCGGTGAATAATGTCCGGATATAGGCCATTTAGTCCGACTCCAAAATCTTCATAGACAGGGCGATAATCCCGCCCACCGACGTTCCGGTAGCGACCTCGTTGCTGAGATAGATACCGGCCCCGGCCACTCCTCCCAAAATCAGGATAGACAGGAAGATTTGAGGCCTGATACGTCCTATCTTCACAGGGTGACATCATCCTCGCCGGTCCCTCGCCTAGTCACTACGCAGAAGTCCAGGTTAGAGAACGTGCCGGTGGTCGTGATCCGGAGGTAACGTTCTACAGCCCCGCTGACCGTGACTCGTTCCGAGGTCGGAGCGGCAGCGGCGGCGACCGCCGTGAAGGACAAGACCGTCGCGAAGGCATCGCTGGACCCGTTGTCGCTGGACTGTTGGATGGTCACGGTCGGCGTCCCGGAGTCGATGTCGGTGATTGAAAGATACCCGACCAACCCGGCGCTGGTCGCGGCGCCGTCGTCCCGGCTGGTCGAACTACCCGCCGAGGAATGGGTCTCCTTGCCGGTTGTGAGAGTATTGCCCCACTCAAGCGGGACTCCCGACGCGGCCTGAGTATCGATCGTGAAGGATAAAGACCCGTCGCTTCCCCGGCTTGGGTCGTAGTTGATCTGCTTCCCTACCAGACAAGCGGCAACGTCCCCGCGTGTCGCACCGAAAGCCCATACCACGATACGGTCGGTTGTGACCAGTCCTTTGAATGCGGCGTGCTCTTGTTCGGTAGCATCGTTGAACCAGGACGAGACCCCAAGGTTCCCGTCCGAGAGTCCCATGACTCGCTCATGGGCCGAGGCGTTGAGGGCGGTCGTGTCCAGCAATTCGCGGGGACTTCCGGCGTTGTCGATGGCCGCAACGTCCCCACTTAGGTCGTAACCGTGGACGAATATCTGTTGTCCCAGTCCGCTTTTCTTTGCCATTTGTCGCTCCTACGGAGTGATGGTCACTTCTTCATAGAGTTGGATGTCGAAGGGAATTGTGGCAGTGCGGTATAGCTGACCGCCAATATCTATCGTGGCGACCGCGGCATTGCCGACGGTGGAGTCGGTACAGTTCCCGGCAAGGTCAGCGTCCGACCGGAGTTTGGTGTCCACCTGGACCATCGTGTCCCATAACTCCAACTCGATACTCTCCCGGACATCAGCCGACGCCTGGAGCCGGAAATAAGCCCGGACCATGATAGTCGTCGTCGAACCGATATCCGACAGGGTCTGCCAGCCGTTTGTCCGGCCCTGTACCCAATACGCCAGGACCGGAGTCCCGGACAAGGCCAGAGGCTCGGCCCGGATGACCGCGACGAAGGCCGGGTCGGTGATGGACGACAGCAACACGTCGATCCTGTCCAATGCTCCGGAGCGGCTCAATCGAACGCCTCGATCAGGGCATCGCCGATGTACTGCTGATAAAGCGCGGGATTATTGTCGATGTGGTTCTTGGCGTTAGCGAACATGTGATACAGGGCTTCCACCTTCTCGGCATATTGGAGATCGACGTTGTTGCGTGGGCCTTTCGCGTTGACCTCGGCAACTCCATCACGTATCGCGTGGGCTGCTATCGCCCGTTTGAGCACGCGGGTATGCGCGCCATGTTTTGCGGATCGGGGAGCCTTGGCATACTGCGAGGCCGGTGGTCCCCATAGTTGGTCATCAACCTTGTTGCGCCCTTCGATGGTCGCCAGGTCGAGAAGTCCCCGGTTGATGATGCCTTGCATCACCCGGAGACCGGAACCGTCAAAGACCGGGCCGGTGACCTCAAAGTGGACGCCGAACGGTTCTGCCATTAGAAGATCACTCCGTTGCTGGTCCCGGTCACCCGGAAGTCCGCCAGGGTCATCAAAACCGACCGGACCTCGCCCTCGGCCACCGTCATCGACATCTCCCCGGCGCCGATGCTTCCAGCCGACCCAAGGTCTCTATTTCTAAACGTCAGCTTGGCGATGTCGAGACAAGCCTGGACGACCAGCTCCGGATAATCGTAGCGAGTCAGACCGGCGCCTCCGGAATGGGTGGCGGCGGTCGTGCCATTGACGCCCCGCTGGACAGTCAAGGTGTTCCCTGATATGGCGGTTATGTAAATCTGCTCGGAATCCACCAAGACGGTCTGGGCCGGTCCCAGGTCTGCCGCGCTGGTAACGCTGATGGATGTCGCGGTCGTGGAAGTTATCGCGTCCGCCGTGGTAACGGACAACGTGTCCGCGGTATATCCCCAGTTCCCCAGGATGCTCAAGGTCTGTTGGCCGGCGTCCAGGGTGTTGCTGGTATCCTCGTTCAATTTGAATACCGTCTTGGGCGCGGAGTTGTAAGGCATCAAGAAGAAGTCGGCGTTGTAGCCCTCGGTCAATACCGTAC